TTGGGAAGCCACCAATTCTTATACTCATATCCCCCGCTCTTATAGTGAATGTGTTGGATTAATGAGCACCTTAACAGGGGGAACGGGTGACGGATTACCTGAGGGAACCAGTCCTTTGCTGTATGGCGAAGACAGTTTGGTCGCGTGGTGGGATGGGACAACAGGAGACCCCACCATTGGAAGCGGAATGCGAGATATTCATACGGGCGAATTTCACTTAACAGGAAGCGGTAGTTTTTCAGGAGAGAATAAGGCTTACCAAGACTCCCTAACAACCGCGCTCGCCAATTCTACCCCCTCCGAACCAAGATTCGGAGGGTTCCCAGGAACTGATGGATTTAGCTATGGAAGAACGGTTTAAAGAAGAAAAAGAAACCCTTGAATACATTAAAAGGATTTCTCATAAGAACTTAAGCATGGAGATTTGTGGGTTTCTAGGATACGACTATTACCGCAACGAATATATAGTTCAAAAAGAAGAAAATATCGCCCCCGATCCTTCTTCTCTATTTTTAATTAATCCTTTAAACTATTTACTGTTTAAAGATAGCTATCAAATGGTGGCTATTTTCCATAGCCATATCGTAGGAGATGAAACGCCATCAGAGTTCGATGTCAAAATGGCTAATACTTGCTGCCAACCATTTTTAATATACAGCTTAAATACTAAAAAAATAAATATTTATACCCCCAAAACTACCGAATCAGATGTAAAGAGACTAGAAAGGATTAAGGCAGTAGTATGACCAATATAAGATTACATGGAATTTTAGCAAAAGAATACGGCCAAAATTTCTATTTAAATGTGGGGAGGCCGAAGAATGTCTTGCATTCTATTGATGCTAATAGAGATGGGTTTATTAGAAGACTTATACAATTACAGAAAGAGGGGGTTGTCTATGAGATTATTATTAATAAGACACGACTAACCGATAAAGAAGGGTTAGCTACCCAAAACAATCCCGCAACTATTGACTTGATTCCTGCTATTGCAGGGAGTGGCCCGATAGCAGCGGGAGTTGCAGCCCTCCTTGGGGGCGGGGGGGCAGCGTTGCTTATAGGTAAAGTCGCAGCTGCGGTGTTTTGGGCTGCTCTTGCTTTCGCTTTGGCCCCGACTCCCGAAGTAGAGCAGCAGTCAGCAGAAGCGCAAGGGTCTAAAGCGTCTCAAGTTTTTAGCAATCTTTCAAATGTGGCAAGTCAGGGAGCCCCTTTGCCCTTGGGGTATGGACGATTGCGAGTAGGCTCTCAAGTGGTGCAATCCACCATTAAATCTTACCCCCAACATCAACATACTGATAGAGTTTTAAAAGAACAAAACGGGAACATGCCAGATAATCCCACGACACTTTCCGTTCCTCCTGAGGCACTAATCACTTCAAGAGATCCCTCTGGCCCCTCATCGCAGATTTCTTTCGCCCTGTAATAATTATGTCCCACATACTTAAAAAAATGCAAATCGCTGGGGCGCGTAAGAAGCAAAAGCCTCAGCCGCCTATCTTCTTACCTCCCGTCATGGGACAGTTGCAGTATGGGGCGTCTTTTAGTTACGCCGAAACTATTGATTTGCTGAGTGATGGTCCTATCAAGGGCTTAGTCAGTCCAAAGGGAGAGCTATTGGCGGGAATAAATATACTGAAAGGAATATATTTTGATGATACTGCGGTAGCTATATCAACAGAACCTCAAGGCACAATAGTAAGTGAGGAAGCTATGCAAGCTAATGAGCTAGCTTTGTCAAGCGGGGCGGGGACAGGTTGGAAGTCGTTCGTAAATTTTAGCCAGGGACTTAATGATTCATTTTCAGCAAGCCAAGACGGTTTAATATCTACTTTAAATCACAACGGATCAGCGGGAGCAAGAAATCCATACGAGGCTGAACTGGAGACGACCACCACTTGGCAGGGCGATGCGGAGAGCACCACCGCTTTTCGCCTCTCAATTTTTCAAAAAATAAGAAGAAAAATTGATGAAAACGAGGGGGAGACTCCACTAAGTGTTTTTAATTCAAGTTTATATATTAGAGCATTTATAGAGGATTCCCGTGTCAGCGGCCAAAGGTTTTACTGGTATCTTAACGGAGAATTAAACTATGGAGGGGATGGAGATAGTGATTCTGATGCTGCTTTTAGAGACGAAGAATTTCCTAGAGGTATCGACGCGAGCATTCGTAATGATTTTGAGCGCGAAGATCATAGATCTGGCGCTGGCTTTCGACAGAGCAGGAGGGACGCACCGCGAGAAGGCAACCCCCACTCGTTATTTTGGACAGATCAAAACACCTTAACTGCATCCAAGTTCTTTTGTGGATTTATGCCAAAGCGAGCGGCAGAGGGCCTTTGGGGTAGGTGGGGGCTCAATGGGCAATTTCAGAGAACCGCTGACTACGCTGAAGATTTTATCCGAGAAGAAATAAATAATATTCTGGAATTATGGAATAATAATAACGAAGAATTAAGCCCTGAATTTAATCCCTATCAAAGAACCTTAGCGGCGAAAGCTCTCGCTGCCGTTGGATGGGATGGAGCAAATCAAAATGTCGCAGGGTTGATTTCAACAGTCTTGGGCGAGCCAACGTGGTCGCAAAGCCAAATCACCGTAAATGGAGATCATGGTTTTCATAAAACCATGATGAATGATGCGTGGGTTTATATAATAAAAGTCGAAGAAGACAACCCAGACCTTGTAGGTAAAAGCATTTTAAACGATGACGGTTCGTTGAGAGAATTTGGCACTAGCGTGAGAGATTCAAACGGACTTTACAATACAGACGGTTTCCTGAATGGTCGCCCCATATGCACCTCAAACCCGTGGGGAGCCTTCTGCCGCACCAGCGGAGGTCGCAAATTGGATGTTACTTGCCCTGAAATTGATAGTAATGGAATTTTAACGGGCAAGATGCACGGGTTTATAATTATTACACTGCCCATGATGGAGTGGTATGACGCCCGTATGCCGTTTGGGATTCAAGGAGTCACACATGGGTTTTTACTCTTCGATAACTTCACTTTAGCTTATACCGATAAAGGCTCAAGGGACGGAGAGTGGATGGGAACGCGGCAAGATCAGTTTGCACTTAGCTCACAAGCAAGTGATGCTGCTAATTTAAAATTTAATTATACAAATGTTCTAGCTGAATTCAGACACGGAACGGAGTCTCAATCTCCTTTAAATCACTTTCGAAGAGTATTTATAGATCACCTTTACAATAAAGAGATTTTTGGGCCATGGTCTACAGCATCTTCCTTCGCCCCTGGAGAGAGAGAGGGTGGGGTGCAGGTGCCTAATCTTCAAATTAACGCACCACAAAGAATCAATACTGACAGAAGAATACTTGATCGCAGCCAAGTATTAGAAATAGGGGGAACAAATTTCAATTTAGATATAGACCCCGTTACTCACCTCCCCCTTCTGGAAGGGAGTCATGACAAAAGACTTGGAGCCCCAGGAACAGTTGGTGGAGTGCCGCCGATGTTGGGGGGCGGTTTTGACTATTCCTCGTGGGCTGACAACTCTTTAATAACGTGGGACGAAAGAGAAATTCCCTGCGTCCATACTGTATACAACCCCAATGTCACTAAAGCTTTTATTACATTAAATATAGAAGCTTTACACGATACTTTATTAGAAGAAATTACACCAGCAGTTGATGGGATTAGTCAAGGGAAAAAAGACCCAGGATCTAAGTTCCCAACAGTTGTAAACATAAGAGTAGAAACAGGGAGCTACAAAAAGGGGGAGGCTGACGGTGAAATACCTTTTAAAGTATATAATTTCAGAATAGTAGCCATCATAGAGGGGCAAACATTAGTTGATATCGGGAATCCTGACGCCCTCAGTAACGCTCGAAACAACCGAGACTATGTTGTTAGCTTAACCGATCCCAGAGCTGATGGTGAGTTAAATATCCCGTTTGAATTACCTCCAGCCATTATAACAGAAAATCAAGAATTAAGCGAAGACGGCGAGACTGGAATTCTAGCAGGAACTATCGACCAAGATAGCGTAGAAAAACGATATGTAAAAATAACAAAATTATCTTACGAGACTAATTCTGTGTTGCTGAGTAAAATAGTAAACGTCCAAAAAGTTACTGAAATTATTGAGGTCAATATGCCTTACCCTCTTTCGGCAATTGTGGGAACAAAAATTGACTCAAGAGCTTTTGGTAATATTCCTAAACGCACTTACGATTGCAAGTTGAAATTAGTAAAGGTGCCGAGCAATTATTTTCCCGAATTAAATTTTAAAGATAAAAGATATTACGAAAATATTGCTGCCTTCGAAGCCGCTCCACTAAGTAACAAACTTGTATATGATGGAGATTGGAATGGGGAGTTCCATCATGAATTACAGTGGACTGACAACCCTGCGTGGATTTTATATGACCTTCTGACTAACACTCGTTATGGGATGGGAAGCCATATTGATGAATCGAAAATTAATAAATGGCAGTTATATAAAATAGGACGGTTTTGTGATGCGGTAGACGACGCTGGTTACTTTGAAGGAGTAACAGATGGCCGTGGAGGTTTAGAGCCTAGATTTTCGTGTAATGTTGTTTTCGATAGGGGACAAAAACTTTACGACGCAATTAATACCATTGCTCAAATATTTAGAGGGCGAGTTTTCTACGGAAACTCAGAAATAAATTTTGTAGATGATCGGCCAAGAGGCTCTGTCAATTTGTTTACTAATGAGTCGGTGAAAGACGGTCAGTTTTACTATTCAAACAATAGGAGAGACCAGCAATACAACACTATAGAAGTAAGCTTTAAAGACCGCTTTGACAAATTTACTCCGCAAATTGAAGTAATAGAAGACGAAGAAGATATAAAAGAAAGAGGGGTATTTAAAACTCAGATAGAGGGTGTGGGTATAACTTCTCGCGCAATGGCTAGGCGCGTGGGCCAACACGCCATCTTTAACTCTATTGACGAAAACCAAACCGTTGCTTTTACGGCGGGACTGGAGAGCCTACTTTGTCAACCTGGAGACTTAATAACTATCGAGGATGATTTAAAAACCAATAAAGCTAATTTCGGAAAAATTCTAGCTGTAGACCTTGAGAACGAAACAGTGAGAATAAGCAACAGTTATGTTTCGGGAGACATGGAACCAACCTTAACGGTCTACAATCCTACAGGGCGCGATACCATAGGCTATATACAACAATATACTGACATTATTAGAAGCCGCTATCAGAGCTTCACTGTAACAGGACAAGTGACTGACGCATGGGTCGCGTATACAGGAGATTACGGATTCTCGGGTTACACCTCAGGTTATAATGTAAGCCTACCAGATAATAGGGAACTTTCTCAGCAATACGCTCTATACACAGGCGTTAGTGGAAATCATGCCGAGAGTGGGAAGTTTCTTTATTTTGAAACAGGGTTTATGGGATGGATGTTTGCATCAGGATCGTCGCCAGAATCGGAGCCGCCCAGCCAGAGGACAGGAGCCTTCGCTTTGGGTTCTGGAGATTTTAT